CCGAAACGTAACTTTTAGCATTTGGATCAATTTTTTTAAGCCTTTCTTTGGCGTTTTTTACTTGCTCTTCAAAAAATTCAACATTTCGAATTATTGGCGAACTTCCCGCATCTTTTTTATCATCACCGCCTGTAGACTTGTTTAATTCGGCTTTAAGTTTCTTCTGTAGTTCTTTTTCTGCATCGATTACCGCTTTGTTATTTTTCATGTTGGTTTCGGCTGCGGTAATGGCACCTAAAGCAGGATTTCCAACCGCTGTAGCTAAAGCAATTTTTGCCTGATCATAAAAATTTAAATTTTCCTTACCTCTTTCGGCTGCCGATGAACGTTTGATACTTTCTGTTAATTCAGTATCCAACATTTGTACTTTAATCTTTTTTTCCAAAGCCTGAACATAGGCATCTATTGCACTTTTTCCCTCATTTGTTTTGATATTTTCCAGTGTCAAACCATTAAGTATTTCGGGGTTTAATGCAATAAATTCTTTTAGTTTTTTATTTCTAAATTCACGGCTATTTCCTTCATCGGTAATTACGGATAACAAAGATGTTGATTTGGCTTTTTCTTCGTCAATTTGTTTGTTTGATTCTTCTACTGCATCCGTAAATCGTCTTTGTGCAATTTCGGCCTCTGATTGTGCTGATGTAACATCATAAATCACAACTGCAAGGGCAACCAAAGCCGTTATAGCCAAAACATAAGGGTTGGCTAACATGGATTTGTTTAAAGCCAATTGAGCAGCTGTAAGACGGCTTTTTGCTACTGCTGCCAATCCTTCGGCCGTAGTAAGTGTTATAGTTGTTCCGGTGTTTCCAATATTGGCCAATATTTGTTGAAAAGCAATATCTCTTTGAAGGATGCTAACGGCATTGGAAACAATAACAGCTGCTTTGTACGCTCCATAGGTAGCAATTAACCCTATCAAAACATCGCCTATTACTTCGTAATTTTCAACTAACCCCGATAAGGCTCCGATACCGCCATAAATTAAGCCTGTATTAGCAGATCCTATGTCGTTAAGCATTACGGTAAATTTGTCACTTAAATTGGATATTTGCCCCGTAACGGATGCACTTTGTTTTTCCATTAAGTTGAAAAACTTACCGCCCTCGCTTGACATGGTTTTAAATGCGTTTTCAACATCATCAAAACCAATGCTTCCAGCTGAAACCATGTCGCCAATTTCTTTTTTTGTTTTTCCTAAATTTTTCGCTAATTCATCCAAAATAGGAACACCGGCCAAATTGAAATCCCGCAATTCTTTTCCGGTTAATTTGCCTTGTGTAGCAACTTGACCATAGTTAACCGCCAATTGGGACATTGGCACCGACAAACCCGCTGCAACATCACCCAAACTTTTAATAGTGTCCATTACGTCCTCTGACGCAATACCCATCGCTAATAACTGTTTAATGTTCGTTGCGACATCGGTAAGGGTGAAAGGTGTTTTTGCAGCGAATTCAACGGCTTGCTGCATTAATGCATCGGCTTTTTCTTTACTGCCTAACATCGTTTCAAAAGCGATGTTTAACTGTTGAAATTGCCCTGTAGTTTCAATTATTTGCTTCCCGATCATTCCAAGAAATGCCGTACCTCCAATTGCAGCTAATGACTTGGTAACGCCATCAAAACTTCCTTCCATTCTTTTACCTTCGCTTACGGCTGTATCTGACAATCCACGAATACGCCTTTCAGCTGCTAATGCCGTGCTGTTTAATCTAGTATTGTCAAAATATGCGTCAAATTCTAATGATCCGTTATCTGTATTCATTTACATTGTATTTATGAAATTCATAATGTTTCCAGCGTTTTCCTTGTTTAGTTTTACATCTTCTAATTCGTTTTCATCTTTATTGTTGTAAGATGGTAAATCAGACATTATTCGTTGTATAACCGCCCATGATATGCCATTGTGAAGGTAATCCCAAGTCCAACCGAAGTGAGCGCAAATAGAACCCCTTCTGCCATAAGGACTGTTTAAACCTCGTTGTTTTCCTCTATTCGAATCGGCATTGTCGTCCTGCTGGCTGACATTAATCGAATAGAGTTTGTAAAATCCCCCAAATTGCTCATGGTATTAACCAAAATAGCCAATTGCAACAATTTGGAAGGTTTAATATGTATAAAGAATAGTTCGCTCAATTCGTTTAGTTTTTTATCATCGTATTTATAACTAAAATTGGAACCGTTTTTTTTCGTTTTAATGTAATCTTTTCCGAGTACCACAATAGCGATAATACGGGCCAATGTTTCACCGTAGTTAGTGCTCATTTTTTTAGCTTCTTGAATTCCTAAATCAGATGACATAATAGCTTCATCAATTTTTAATTCAATTTGTTCAGCACTCAATAAATCGAGTATTGATAGTGTAGGTTCTTTAATGGTGAACTTTAGCGTTTCGGTTTTTTCATATCTCTTTTTGAAATATCCTAAAATTCCGTTTTGGCGAACGTGTACAGTACGTTCAATATCGAAATTAACGCCTTTATCAATTAAGATATTTAATTCGTTTTTTTCGGTGCTTATTTTGTGATCTTCTGTCATTTTTGATGCGGTTTTTGTTTTTGGTACTTTTAAAAAAAGCCTTGAAAATTTGATTATTCAAGGCTTTAAATATTTAATGGAAATGTATTATTTACTATTATACCCCTGCTTGTGTAACTGGTACGATTGCAGAAATTCCATCAGCGGTAACGGTAACATTTGCCGTTCTTGCTTCTGAGTTGGTATTTGCCGTCACTTTAACGGTAACAACTTTCAAGGCTCTTGTAACTGTGATCCAGTCTAAGTCAGCAGGCGCAGCAGCATACGTCACATTTCCTGTAGATGTTGCTGTGATTGTTTTACCAACCGCATCAGCTGCCGAAGTGAATGATAACGTTGTTGGAGTTACCGCCAATTGTGTTTCACCGTTGTAAGCCATGATAGACTTACCAGCAGTTACTGCAAGTGGAGTCACCGTGAAATCAACTAAGAAAATACCTTTCATTGAAAATTCAGCGTTTATAACCGCTTCAATGTCTGCATTTGGAATATCAAACCAAAGCCCCTGAGCCGTTTTGATTCTAATTGCTTTATTGGTTACGATTTCATCACCGTTAAAGCCCCAAACACCCGCTACATTTGTACCTCCGATATAATCGGCTAACATTTGAGCATCCGGATCCATAATTGAGAAAGTCAAAACAGGTACTTTCTTTTGTTTTCTACGAACTTCTGGGGTCGCTTTTCCCTCTTCAAAGAATTCAGTAACATCAGCAGTCGCCTGAACTAATTTACATGAATCTTTATAGGTTTTACCTATTTTGGCCGTAGAACCTGGCATTGTCCCGCCTGGCGCTGCTGCTCCTACTAAAATTTCTGATAATCCCAATGTGATTAGTGACATATTATTTTATTTTATTTAATTAATGAATAAACCAATTGATTCTAATGTTTACATAGTGTTGTGATGTCGTGCTTTCTTGAATCGTTGTCTGATTCTCAATACTAAATCCAACACCTGTAATTTTTGATGCTCTTATTGCTTCCAACACAAGCCCCGAAATTAATTTCAATCTCGTTCTATTTGCTACTTTTTGAGCAACTCCTCCAATCGTAATTGATTGGTCCGAAACATGAATGTTTACGTTTGAAGTTCCTATTTGTGGTTCAAATTCCTGAGTTAATGCGATGGTGTTTATCGTAATATCTTCAAGTATAGAATTCAATGGTCTTTGTCCTGCATATACACTACCATTTATTACCGATGTTACGGATGTGGCATTTTTTAAAATACCGTATAAATATGAGTCCGTATCGAAAGTTTGTACCATTTTATCCTATTGCCTGATTAATATTTCGTTGTAATTCTGCCATCATTCTCGGTAATTCCTGTTTTGCAAATAGTTCAGTTGAAGTCAATACATCACGCCCTTTTGATTCCACTGATAAGGCGTAATTCATTCCGGCAACCACAACTAAGCAAACACCGCTTTTAAATTTAGAACCTGCTTTAATAGCTACATTCATACCCTCATTTTTGCCTTTTAATCCGTTTAGCGTTTGTTCGAAATTGACATGTAAAGCAACCCCATTTTTAAACACTACATAACCGATAGAACTACGAAGGTTTCCTGTTTGGTCCATGTAATCGCCATTCAAACGGGCTTTTGCTACGCATTGTTCACCTAAATATTGCAACCTGTTTATTTGCCTTTTTTCAATTACTTTCATGAAGTTATCAAAACGGGCCTTTATATCGGCTGGGGTGAAACGTACATCTATACCCATAACCTAGAGTGTAATTGTCCTAAATCGTATTTCAATACTTGTTTTTGAATCCTAATAGGACCGTTATAGTCGTTTAGTTCCGAAACAAGTACTTCACTACCTTCAATTACTCTTTGGGTGTTTAATGGCAAATGAACAACCGACGAAAATACAATAGCTTTTCCATCCTGACCACTTACAAGCGATCCTTTACCGTTAGTTTGTTCTCTACAAATAGCATGAAAAACCCAATTTTCAGTAGGTTGTGACCAGTTCCCGTTAGCATCTTGAACGCTTTCTGAAACTTGTTTTACAAATAGAAAATGTGGATATTGTTTCATTTTTACCAGTAATTAGATTTATTAACTACGGAATTGTTTACTAATGGATTTGGAACACCGTGTTTACTGTATATACCTGATGCCAAAGCAATAAGACTATTTTTTTCAGTTATTGAAAGTGAAAAATCACCCTCTGATATGTTCGCACTTGTCACAATCAAAGCGTATAGGCTTGCAGTAGCTAAATCAAATTCTTTTG